CAGAACCTATATTAGAAGTAGATCCTGGTGATGAGGAAAATCCTAGAACACAAAAAGATTTACCTCCTCAAGCAATAACCCCTAGAGAAAGAAATTTAACTGGAGTTGCAGTAACCCCAATAAAAAATAATCCTCAAGCAATGGTTATTAATGAAGAGTCACCTAGAAAATTTAGAGACATACCTCCTCAAGTAGAATCGCCAGAGGATAGAACATTAATTTCATCTGAAGAAGATATGATGGATGCTCCCACGGGAGACAATATTTTTTCTGACTTCTTTTCTTCTCTTGGGGATCTTACTACTGGTTCTAGTGATGAGGACATGGTTTTTGAAGCAGACGAATTAAACCTGAAAGATGGTGGTACAATTAAAGGAGCAAATTTCGTGAATACAAAAGATGAGCAAGAAGATAAAAATGATCCTCCCCCAGGAGCAACTCCAGAGGAAATAGCTGATGATATCCCTGTAAATTTATCTGAGGGTGAATATGTACTACCAGCAAATGTTGTCAGGTATATAGGTTTAGAACGTATTATGGATATGCATAAAGGTGTATTACATGAGATTCAACAAATGGAAGATCTAGGTATGATCCAAAATGTTGATGCAGAAGGTAAACCAGAAGACGATGATGATGAGATGACATTCATTGAGCCTGAAAAAGATACAATGAAAGGCACTATGATTATTGCTAGTAAACCTAAGGATGGTATAATGTGTCCTCCTGGCTTTGCTGAAGGTGGAGATATAAATAAAATAAGAGATGAGATTGCTAGTAATAGATCAGAGATTGATCCAACAACTATTAAAACTACATTTGATAATGACGTAGGGATTATAACAATAACTACTCCTAAAGGTGCTATAAAGATGGATAAAGAAATAGTTAATTATAATGCACCATCACGATCTGGAGGAGATGAAGGAACTAAAGATGACCCTCAAGATCAAGGATTGCCTACATATAGAGATTGGTCGTTTGTGCAATCTGTTATAGATACAATTAAAGGGAACGCACCACCACCATCTGAACAAGAATTAGAGGATCGAAATAAGAGTAACGCTGAAATAGAAAACTCAATGAGTCAAGCAGCAACAGAAACAACTGGTTCTAATACACCTGGAGGTGGTCCTACATCAGAATCAGATGTTTCAGGTGGGTTTGGGCGTGGTGTAGATGCTCCTGGTTCAGGTGTAGGTGGATCACCTAGTAGTCCAGAGGCACAAGCTGCAGCAGATATGGCAGATACGGAAGCAGAAGCAGCTGGAGCAGAAGCAGCAGCTGGAGCAGAATCCGCTGGAGCAGCTATGGGTGGACTTATGAAGCGTAAAGGCTACAATGCTGGGGGTGCAGTAAATTATAATATTGCTGGAGTAGGTGCAGTAGGAGGTAATCTCACTCAAGGTGCAATGGATACAATGTCAGAAGCTTTACCTAAACCAAAGACATACGACGAGATAATGAATAGTGTAAAGGCTCCAAGTGTATCGTCATATCCAGATTTACAAAAAACTCTACGTGAATATGGCAAACCATTAGAAGGTCAACAATTAGAACTTAGAAAAGAAAAAGCACCGTTATTATGGAGGCCAAATGAAGAAAGAACTAATGCATATGAAGGTGATCAAGAATTACGTATTCTTTTAGAAAAAGCATCAATAGATAGTGATAATTATGTTGAAGTAATGGATGCATGGAATGGTGGTGCAACTAATCTTATAGGTAAAGGTGTTTTAAATGAACAATTAAAAAATGGTCTTGATGCCCTAGCTGACAAACGTAGAATGATACGTGATGGTGTAAAATCTAGTGACATACCTGAAGGTGCAACTAATAGAGATATGTTAAAGAAAGTATACTTTAATGAGATCAATGATTTTGGAAATGATTCATCAATGTTTGACGGTGGCAATACAGACATGAATCAAAATTCAGGTGGTACAACAGAAGCAGTTATAAATGCTCAATTCGACAAATTTAAAGATAATACAGATGTTCCTCAGTATTATAGAGATGCAATTGAATATATGGATTTAGACGGACCAGCTAATGTTGATATATTAGAATATGCAGTGGGTGCTGTTGGTCGGGGTGGTGGTGTTCCTGCTTATTATCCTTCTACAACAGATGAATCTCAAGGAACTGGTTTAATGAGTGGACAACGATACGTTGAAGGTGTGGGTTACGTACAGTAACAAACCTACATCAATTAAGTCGGGCTACCTTCTACCCTTTTCATGGTGAAAAGCTACTAGATGCCCCCATAAGAAAGTAAATAAAATGGATACAGTACAAGCAACACCTAAATCAACAACAATGAAATATAATAGATCTACAATAGAACAAGAAGATAAAGAAATAGAAGAACTAGAAGCAGCAAGAAAAGGTGTAGAAGAAGAAGAAGTTGAAATTTTAAATCCTGAAGAATCAACATTTAAAAAACGATATGGAGATTTACGTAGACATCAACAAAGAACACAAGAGCAACACACAGAAGAGTTGCGTAAATTAAAATCTCAGATAGATGGTTTAACTAGAAAGCAAGTAAAGTTACCTAAGACTGATGAAGAACTAGAAAAATGGACAGAACAGTATCCAGATGTAGCAAAGATAGTAGAAACTATTGCAACTAAAAAGGCAGTTGAAGCACGTAAAGATGTAGATGAAAAACTACGTTACGTAGATGAAATGCAAAATAAAGTTAAAGTAGAAAAGGCTGAGAATGAATTAGAGAAACTTCATCCTGACTTTGCAGATATAAGAGCAGATCAAGGTTTCCATGATTGGGTAGAGATACAACCTAAATGGATACAATCTGCTTTATATGAAAATGATACAGATCATCTTGCAGCAGCCAAAGCAATAGATCTTTATAAGCTAGAAACTAAACGAGGATCAAAAAAAGCTAGTGCTACTAAAGATGCTGCTAGGTCTGTTTCCAATACTAAACGATCCGATGAACCTACAACACCTGATAAAAATGGTTGGTCAGAATCAAAAGTGCAAAATCTTAGTGCTACCGATTGGGATAAACATGAAGAAGCAATATCAGAATCTATAAAAAATGGTACATTTGTGTATGATTTAACAGGTGGTGCTAGATAAAGTACTTGACAATTTAAACTAAATGTGTTATACTACAGACAATTATAAAACTAGCTATAAATAAAACATAGCTAGTTTCTTTTAGGAGCCTCTTCTGAAGTTACAAAAGACTACCTCCTGTTCATGCTAACTCTAAACATATCAACTACCTACAATCGTTAGGCCAGGATTACCCTCACCCTAAAGATGTAGCCTTGAAACTGTCAAAGTTGGCTCGTTTCGATATATAGCCGAAAGGAGATAACCAATGGCTTTTAAGACTGCAACTGGTTACGGAAATCTACCTAATGGTAACTTCTCACCTGTAATTTACAGCAAGAAGGTACAGTCAGCTTTTCGTAAAACTAGTATATGTGAAGATATTACCAACAGTGATTACTTTGGTGAGATCGCAAATTTTGGTGATACAGTGCGTATCATTAAAGAGCCTGAAATAACGGTTCAAGAATATGCTCGTGGCACACAAGTACAGCCACAAGACCTACAAGATGATGACTTTACTCTAGTCGTTGATAAAGCTAACTACTTTGCTTTTAAAATTGATGATATTGAAGAAGCTCATTCTCATGTAAACTTTGAGTCAATGGCTAGTGATCGTGCTGGCTATCGTCTAAAAGATCAATTTGACATGGAAGTATTAGGTTACTTGACAGGTTTTAAACAGGCTACAATTAGTTCTGTCGCTGGAACTGCAAGAGTAGCTGCTGATAAATCAGGTACTGACCCTATTGCAGGGGCAGCAGCCAATGGTTTACTGGCTTCTATGTTAATTGCTCGTAATAGCTTTGTTTCTGGTGGTGCTGCTACCGACTCAATCGCAACCCATGCAGACGGATCTACTGGTGAAGCAACTCCATTGGAAGTGCTAAACCGTATGGCTCGTTTACTAGATCAACAAAATGTTGACCGTGATGGACGTTGGGTTGTTGTCGATCCAGTATTTGCTGAACAGCTTAATGATGAAAACTCCAAACTATTAAACAGTGATTTTGCTTCAGCTAATCCTGACATTCTACGTAATGGTCGCATTATCTCTGGTATGGTTAGAGGTTTCAGAGTTTATATGTCTAACAACTTACCATCAGTAGGTACAGGACCAGGTACAATTGATACCAATGGTTCTGCCTCACACTATGGGGCAATTGTTGCAGGGCATGACTCTGCTGTTGCTACAGCTTCTCAAGTAGAGAAGGTAGAAACATATCGGGATAATGACAGCTTTGCTGATATTGTTCGTGGTATGCATTTATATGGTCGCAAAGTTCTTCGTCCAGAAGCACTAGTTCGCGCTCACTATAATATTGCTGGTTAAGGGGGAATAGACAATGGCTACTTTCGATCTTACCGCTTCATCCACTTCTGGTGTTGGTGCAGATATTTCTGCTGTAATGCCAGGTCATTATGGTAACAATGTAATGTACAATGTCGAGGCATACCTTGATGTAGCTGCATTAATTACTGCTGGTAACACTGTTTCTGATGGAGATATCTTTCAGCTACTAGAAATACCTGCTGGTACGTTGGTACTTAATGCTGGTGCTGAAGTTATGACAGCTTTTACTTCAAGTGTAACTGCTGACATTGACTTTGCTGCTGGTGATGACATTGTTGATGGTGCTGATGTTACTTCTTCTGGCTATTGTGCTGCTGGAACTAACGGACAAACCAATACAGTTGTTGGTTCAGGTGCTTCAACTTATACTCAATTTATCGGTACTACAGATACTATTGATGTTAAGTTGGCAGGAGCTGCTGCTGCTGTTGGCGTACTACGTGTATATGCTACTTGCATTAATTGCAACGCAAATGGTACAAAACCATCTGCTGCTGCAAGAGATGCCTTGGCATAATAAAGTATTGTGGGGTAGTTCTGTATTTGAGCTACCCCCTTCTTTAATTTGGGTGAGATATGACAACAACCTATTTAACATTAGTTAATGATACCCTTAGACGTTTGAATGAAGTTGAATTAACTGCAACTGATTTTCCAAATGCTACAGGTTTTCGCGCACAAGTTAAAGATGCTATAAATAGTTCAATACAAGAAATATCCCAGAGGGAATTTGAATTTCCTTTTAACTTTACTGCTGGTTCTTTAACACTAGTAATAGGGACACAAGAGTACGCATTAGAATCTGACTTTAAAATAGCTGATTGGGATTCATTTAGAATAAATTATGATGCGGATAATAATCATTCAGCACGTAATTTAAAACTAATAGACTATGATACATTTATAAAAAGATTCTTTGAAAGAGATGCAGAAGCAGGTACAGGTGATTTTGATCAGCCTATTTATGTTTATCGTACATTAGATAATAAAGTAGGATTTACTCCTAGACCTGATGCTACGTATAGTGTAAGCTATAGTTACTTTGCCTATGCTACTGATTTGACAAATGCTACAGATACCATGTCTGTACCAGATGCATATAAGCACGTAGTTATTGATGGTGCTTTATATCATTGCTTTATGTTTAGAGATAATGCTCAACAGGCTCAATTAGTAAAAGCAAAGTTTGATGAAGGTATTGATCGAATGAGAACTCTTCTAATCAATAGATTTACAGATGTTAGAGATACTCGCGTAAGTAGATTAATAAATGTACCTCATGGTAATGCTTAATGGTAGATGCTTTAAAGGATGCAACCGTCCTTTCTAAAGGTGGTTTATTTACCAATGAGGATGCATTATCCCTAGCTAATACCAATCCTGGTGCAGCTTTGCGTATGTTAAATATGGAAGTGTCACAGTTTGGTGGTTATAGACGTATAAGTGGATATGCTGATTATAATTCTACTTATTGCTCTATTTTAGGTACTGGATCAGTAATAGGTCTTTGGATATTGGATGGTGTACCTTATGCAGCTAGAAGAAATACAAAAGATCACAATGGTTCATTAGGTGCTAATCCTTTCGTAGTTACTAGTGGCAGTGCTACTATAACTGTTACACAAAGTAGTCATGGACTAGTTGTAGGGAATAGAGTACAATTTTCAGGGTCTGCTGCTGTTGGTGGAATTACTCCAAATGGAGTAGACATGGCAATTTTAACAGTAGCAGATGCTAATACTTACACTGTAGCGTTTACATCTGCTGCATCTTCAGGTGCTACTGGTGGTGGTAGTTCAGTAAAATTTAAAGTAAATGCAATTACACAAGATCTACCAGATAATCCTTTTGCAGTATCTAATGGTAGTGCAACAATAACAGTAACACATAATGATCATGGTTTATCTATAGGACACAAAGTAACATTTACAGGTAGTACAGCTATAGGAGGTATAACTCCAAATTCTGTTGAGATGGCAGTAGTATCTGTACCTGACGCAAACACTTACACAGTATCATTTACTTCTCTTGCTACCTCCACAGTAAGTGGTGGAGCAGGTACATCAGTAACAGCTACATACAGTCAATCGTATTCTATATATAAGTACTCTACTTCTGGTTGGATTGCAGTATCGTCTAATAGATCTAACATAAACGTTTTAAAGTTAAGAGAAAGTATTAATTCATTTACAGGTACTGAATCTGTTATAATATGTGATGGTACTAGTACACCTGCTAAGTTTGATGGATCTACTTTTAGTGAGCATACTACGTCAGATGATGCTTCTCCAGCAGGAGCTTCAATGACAACAGACTTTAGAAATCATCAGTTTTATGCAGGATTTCCTAGTACAGGGTTAGGTGAAAACAAATTACTTTTTAGTGAACCTAATGTAGACAATAGATTTAGAACTGCTAGTGGTGCTGGAAGTATAAATGTAGGTTTTAACATAACAGGTATAGCTAAGTTTAGAGATAGCTTATATGTATTTGGTAAAGATAAAATAAAAAGATTAACTGGAACTAGTACTTCAGATTTTACTTTAGCTGAAGTAACAAATAATATCGGATGTATTGCCACAGATAGTATTATTGAAATAGGTGGTGATGTATTATTTTTAGCCTCTGACGGTATTCGTCCTATTCAAGGTACTGCCAGAATTGGTGACGTAGAACTTGAAACTATTTCTAAGCCTGTACAACAGTTGCTGCAATCACTGCCTAGTACACATAACTTAGATAAT